TGAGAACACCGCCCCCACCGAGAGCGACCAGACCATCGCCCAGGTGACCATGAGCCCGAAAACGGTGGGCGCCTTCACCGACATCAGCCGCCGCCTGCTGCTGCAGTCCAGCATCGACGTGGAAGCCATGGTGCAGAACGACCTGGCCACCATCCTGGGCCTGGCCATTCAGCAAGCCGCCATCAACGGCAGCGGCGCCAGCAACCAGCCCAGCGGCATCCTGACGCGCGTGACGGCCTCCGTCATCGGCGGCACCAACGGTGCAGCGCCCACCTGGGCCAACATGGTGCAGCTTGAGTCTGACGTGGCTGTGGCCAATGCTGACGTCGGAACCCTCGGCTACCTGACCAACGCCCGCATGCGCGGCCGTCTGAAGACCACCAGCAAGGTGACGGGCCAAAACGGCTTCATCTGGGAAGGCGCTGACACGCCGGTCAACGGCTACCGCACCGGGGTCACCAACGCCGTGCCGTCGAACCTGGTCAAGGGCAGCTCGGGCGCTGTGTGCTCGGCCATGATCTTCGGCAACTGGGCAGACCTGGTCATCGGCATGTGGGGCAGCCTGGACTTGATGGTTGACCCGTACACCGGCAGCACCGCCGGCACCGTGCGCGTAGTGGCCCTGCAAGACGTGGATGTGCAACTGCGCAACGTGGTGAGCTTCGCCACGATGGTGGACGCGCTCACCGCCTGAGCCTGAAGGCCAGACGACAAGCCCAGCCCAGGCCCAGCCATGACCGAAGACCTCGCGCCCTTCTTCGCTGACTTCGCGGTGGACGCCACCGTGAACGGCCAAGCCGTGCGCGGGATCTTCGACAACGGCTTCGCCTCTGCCGAGGTGGGCCTGGTGGGCATGTCGTCTGCCAGGCCCATGCTCACGCTGCCCACGGCCGGCCTCTCGGCTGACCCTGTGGGCCAGACGGCGGTGGTGGGCGGCACCAGCTACCTGGTGGCCGCGCACCAGCCTGACGGCACAGGCGTCAGCACCTTGATGCTGGAGCGCGCCTAGCCATGAGCGCCCACCTCGGCATCCAGGCCGCCATCGTCGCCGCACTCATGGCCGCGCCTGCGGTCGCCAGCGGCAACGTCAAGGTCAACACCACGCGCCCTGTCTCGGCGGCTTTCAGCCAGGCCGTGGTGGTGCGCCTGGTGCAGTCTCGCGCCAACACCCCGCAGATCCTGGGCGGGCCGTATGACTGGATGACGCAGGTGCAGGTGGAGTGCCTGGCCCGCGCCGCCAGTGGCGGGGCTGACCCCATGGCCGCCGTGGACGCCCTGCTGGAGGCCGTGTGGCAGCGCCTGTCCACCGTCAGCCCGGCGGGGCTGGGCGCCATTGACGTGCGCATGCAGCCCGCCATTGACTGGCAGCTCGACGACGGCGAAACGCCCGTGGTCGCCGCCGTCATCAACCTCACCGTCAACCACCGCACCACCAGCACCACGCTGGCCGCCTGGACGTAACCCATGACCAAGACCGCCGCCCCTGACACCGCCGCCGCCGCCGCTGCGCCGTCCACCACCCCGGTGGGCACCCCGCCCGCAGGCGGCCGCTGGACGTGGGCCGATGGCCAATGGCAGCGCCTGCCCGAGGTGGATGCCGCCCCCGCGCCCGCCGCCGCCCCCAACCCCGCCGCTGAGGAATAAGCACCATGCCCCGCCTGATTCGCAAAACCGCCATCCTGGTCAAAACCGAGGTCACCTACGGCGTTGACAGCGTGCCCACCGGCGCGGCCAACGCCATGCTGGTGAGCAACGCCACTTTCAACCTGGCCTACAACAACGTCGAGCGCAACTTCATCCGCCCGTACTTCGGCGGCAGCGGCCAGCTTGCCGGCACGCGCTTCGTCGAAATCAACTTCGAGGTCGAGCTGGCCAACAGCGGCACCGCCGGCACCGCCCCCGCCTGGGGCCCTGTGCTGCGCGCCTGCGGCATGGCTGAAGCCTTGTTGACCGTGCCGGCCCGCGTGGAATACACGCCCGTCTCGGCCAGCTTCTCCAGCGTCACCATCTACTACCACCTGGACGGCGTGCGCCGCGTGGCCCTGGGCTGCATGGGCAACGTGGAAATCATGCTCAACGAAGGCGCCGCGCCCATGCTGCGCTTTTCCATGGTGGGCCTGGACGGTGGCCGCACCGCCACGGCAGACCCCACGGTCACGCTCACCGCCTTCCGCGCGCCCCAGGTGGTGTCGGACGTGAACACCGGGGACATCAACCTCGGCGCCACCTACGCCGCAGGCGTGCTGACGGGCGGCACCACCTACCCCAGCCGGGGCCTCAGCATCAACCTGCAGAACACCGTCAGCCGCAAGGCCCTGCTGGGCGGCCAGGCCGTGCAGATTTCTGACCGAAACGTCCAGGGCAGCATGCAGCTGGACCTTACCGCTGCGCAGGAGGTGTCCTTCATGACGGACATCAACAGCAACACCAACACCACGCTGGGCTTCACGCACAGCACCGGTGCCGGCGTGGGCATCGTCCTGCACGCCCCCCAGGTGCAGCGCATCGACCCGACGGACCAGGAATACGAAGGCGACGTGCACATCGGCCAGAGCCTGCGCTGCACCCCCACCAGCGCGGGCAATGACGAGCTGCGGCTCGTGTGCCTGTAAACCGGGGGCGCGCGCATGGCATTCCGCCTGGTCATCAGCGACACCATCACCGTACCCGTGGCCGGCCGCCTGCCCGATGCAAACGGGCGGGGCGGGCAGCCCTTCAGCTTCACGCTCGTCTGCAAGCGCCTGCCGGCTGACGAACTCAAGGCCGAGTTGGAAAGCGAAGAGCGCACCGTGCCCGAGTTCCTCACCGGCGTGGTGAAGGACTGGTACACCGTGCAAGACGACGCCGGCAACGATCTGCCCTTCACCCCCACGGCCTTGGCCTCGCTGCTCAACATCGTGGGCATGTCCGGGCTGATCTTCCGAGCCTACATCGAGGCCTGCGGCGTCAAGGGCAAGGAAAAAAACTGAGGGAGGCGGCGCGCCTGCTTGCCCGTGGTGAGCTGGTCCGAAGAAACGATGACGACGCGCCGCCCGAATCCGATGACGAAGACCCCGCCCACGCTGACGACGAAACCGCCGCGGCGCTGGCCGCCTTCGGCCTTGTGGCCGTGGATCAAGCGTCAACGCGCCGGCAGCAGATGTTCTTCCTCTGGCCCGAGCACGAGCAAGCGCTTTCCGTCTTCCATGCCTGCCGCACACAGTGGCGCGTGGGCTTTGACGCCCCCACGGGCCTGGACTACGCCGGCGTGGAAAGCCTCATCCGCATGCGCCGCCTGGTGCAGCGCCCACGCGTGCCCGAGGTGCTCGCCGAGCTGCAGATCCTTGAGGACGAAACCCTTGCGGAATGGCGGCGCCAGCGCCAGGCCAAGGAACGGAGCGCACGCTGATGGCCAGTGAAATCGGCATCAAGATCGGCCTGCAAGGCGCTGAGGCCGTGCAGGGCGGCCTGCAGCGCGTGGTGGGCAGCATGGGCCAGCTGGGCGGCCAGGTGGACACGGTGCGCAACGCCCTGAACACCCTGGCGCCCACCCTGGCCGGCGCGCTCAGCGTGGGCGGCATCGCGGCCTTCGTGCGCGGCACCGTCAACGCCATCGACGCGATGAACGACCTGGCCGACGCCACCGGCGCCAGCATCGAGGAAATCAGCAAGCTCGACCAGGTGGCCCGCCGCAACGGCGCCACCCTGGACCAAGTGGGCGGCATGCTGGTCAAGTTCAACGCCCAGCTCAAGGAAGCGGACGGCAAGAACGGCGCCAGCATCGCGCTCGAGGCCATCGGCCTGAACGCCGCCAAGCTGCGCCAGCTGGACCCGGCAGAGGCCCTGCGCCAGACGGCAGTGGCCCTGGCCGGGTTTGAGAACGACGCCAACAAGGCCCGCATCACGCAGGAGCTGTTCGGCAAAAGCGTGCGCGAGGCCGCGCCGTTCCTGAATGACTTGGCCGAGGCCGGCGAGCTGAACGCCAGCGTCACCAAGGCGCAGGCGGCGGAGGCTGAACGCTTCAACAAGCAGATGGCGCAGTTGAACACCAACATCACGAGCAGCGCCCGCGCCCTGGTTTCAGACTTCCTGCCGGCGCTGAACGACAGCATCTCCACCATGATGCGCTTCAGCGCCAACGGTGGCGTTCTGTCCGGTTTCTTCACGCTGCTGACGTCGCAGTTCAAAGACGCCCGCATCCAGGCCACGCTGGAAGAAATCAGCAGGCTGGAAGGCCGCCTGAGCAACCCCAACGTCACCGGATTCAACCGGTCCACCCTGCAAAAGGAACTGCAGGACGCTGTCGACAAGCTGCGCGAGCTGCAGGGCGAATCCCTCAAGGCCCGCACCGCGCTGGACGCAGCACTGGGCCGCCGCAACGCCGGCGCTGGCCGCGGCGACGATGTGAATCCGCCCTTCGCCGTGCCCGCCCCGTCCGTCATCGACATCGCCGGCGAGCAAGCCCGCCGCAAAGCTGCGGAGCAAGCCTCCCTCGCAGCCGCCAAAGCCCTCGACGACGAAGCCAAGGCCACGGGCGAAGCCGTCAAGGCCCGCGAGAAGTACCTCGAAACCCTGGCCGGTGCCACCGACAAGATCGCCAACGAAACCCGTGCCCTGGCTGACCAGGTGGTGCAGGTTCTGCTGGGCAAGCAGGCCTACCAGGACATGATCGACGCCCGCGAAGAAGAGCAGGCCGTGCTGCTGGAAACCCAGGCCATCCGCGCGCTGGACCGCAACCTGGACGCCAAAGAGTACGATTCCCTCAAAGCCCAGGCCGCCGCCATTCGTGAGCGCATCAGTCTGCGCCAGGCGTTGACGACGGCCACCGTCGAGGCCAACGTTGCCGAGGCCGCCGTGGATGCCCGCGTGCAGGCCCGCCGCGCCGAAGAAAAAGCCATTGCCGACTTCGAGAAAGAGCAGCGCGACGCCGCAGCCGCCGCGCTGGCCAGCGTGGACACGCGCATCAAGAGCCTGCAGGCCGAAGCTGAGGCGTCAGACCTTTCCCGCGCCATGAACATCAGCCTGGCTGAGGCCATCGAGCTGGTGGGCATCGAGCGGCTGAAAGAGCGCCAGGCGCGCTACCAAGAAGGCAGCGAGCCCTGGCTGGACGTGCAGCGCGAGATTGAGGCCCGCCAGAAGCTGCGCGCCCTGATTGCCGACCGCGCCGTCATCGACGCCAACGCAAGAGCCGCAGACGAAGCCGCCCGCGACTGGCAGCGCACGGCAGACCAGATCGGCCAATCCCTGAGCGACGCCCTGATGCAGGGCGGCAAGAGCGCCTGGGAATACATCAAGGGCCTGTTCCGCAGCATGGTGCTGCGGCCCGTCATCCAGGCCATCGTCAACCCCGTCGCCGGGGCCTTCACCAGTGCCCTGGGGTTCTCTGGCGCCGCCTCTGCGGGCACCGGTGCGGCCGGTGCGGGTGGCGGTTTAGGCTCGCTGCTGAGCGCGGGCGCCAACCTGCTCAATGGCGGGCTGGGCAACATGCTGGGCCTCAACCTGGTCAACAGCGGCCTGGGGCAGAGCCTGGGCCTGTCCACGGTGCAGAACATCGGCGGCAACATGATCGCCGGCCCCACGGGCCTGGGCAGCATGCTCGGTTCCGGCCTGGGCATGCTGGGCAACGGCTTCCTGGGCTACGGCCTGAGCAAGGGCCTGTCCGGCGGCTACAGCGCAGGCGGCGCCGTCAACACCATCGCCGGCATCGCCTCGGCCATCCCCGGCATCGGGCCGATCGCCGGTCTGGTGGGGGGCTTGGTGAATCGCGCCTTCGGCCGCAAGGCCCCCGAAATGCGCGACAGCGGCATCATGGGCTCGCTCAGCGGTGGCGCGGCCACCGGCCAATCCTTCGCGGACTGGTTCCAGAAAGGCGGCTGGTTCCGCAGCAACCGCAGCGGCACCAACTTCAGCGCCCTGGGCGACGAAACCTCTGCCGCGCTGACGGCCGGCGCCATGGGCGTGCTGGACAGCACCCGCGCCTGGGCCCAGGCCCTGAAGCTGCCGGGCGATGCGCTCAGCAGCGTCACCACGCAGTTCAAAATCAAACTCTCGGGCGACGCCACCAAAGACCAGGCCGAGATCCAGGCCCTGTTCGGCCGCTACGCCGCAGACCTGGCCACCACCTTCCAGGGCCAGCTTGCGCCCTTCCAGAAGGCCGGTGAGGCTATCTCTGACACCCTGCAACGCCTGGCCGGCCTGCAGAAATTCAGCGAGGCCATCAACGAGTTCGGCGGCGTGTTCAGCCGCGTGGCCAACCTGAGCGTGGATGCGCGTGAGCAGCTGCTGGGCTTTGCGGGCGGCATGGAAGCGTTTGTGGCCAAGACGCAGAGCTTCGCCCAGAACTACTACGAGGAAGCCGAGCTGGCCGGCATCCAGGCCCGCCAGGTGCGGGACCAGCTTGCCCGAATGGGCATCAACACGGAGGTTTCCAGCCGAGCGGACTTCCGGCGCCTTGTCGAAGGCACAGATGTCAGCAACGAGCAAGGCCGCCAGCGCCTGTCGCAACTGCTGACGCTGGCCGACGCCTTCGCCCCGGTGGGCCGCTATCTTGAGGAAATCAACAGCAAGGTGCAGACCGCCGTGGAAAGCATGGCCGCCGGCCTGCAGCGGTTTGCACTGACCGTCAACGAGTTTGGCGGCGTGTTCTCTCGCGTGGCAAACCTGAGCGGTGATGCGCGCCAGCACCTGATTGACCTTGCTGGCGGCATGGAAGCCTTCGCCAACAAGACGCAGAGCTTCGCCCAGAACTACTACGAAGAAGCCGAGCTGGCCGGCATCCAGGCCCGCCAGGTGCGTGAACAACTGGCAAGCCTTGGCATCAATGCCGAAATCTTCACCCGCGCCGACTTCCGCCGCCTGGTGGAAGGCACCGATGTCAGCAACGAGCAAGGCCGCCAGCGGCTGTCGCAACTGCTGACGCTGGCCGACGCTTTCGCGCCCGTGGGCAGGTTCCTGGAGGCGAATGGCGGGAGCCTGGAAACGGTGGCCAACATGGCGCCGGCCATCGCTGATCTACGTGGAATGCTCGACGTGCAGGCGCCAATGGGCAACACCCTGGCCAACCTCAACACCCTGGCCAACATGGCGCCCACCACGGGCGCGGTGCAGCAGATCCTGGGCGGCAACAGCATGGAAGGTCTTTCCTCGCTGACGGAAGCCACCACGGCCGGCACTACGGCCACCGTCAGCACGCTGGAGCGCCTGATCGCCCGCGTGGGCGAGCTCGAGGGCGCGCTGGTCAAGGCGCTGGACAAGCAAGGCCGCGCCCTGGCAGACCAAATCTACTACGACGAACCCGGTATGGCCGGCGGCGGGGCAAGCTGACATGCCCATCAGTGACGCCCAATACACCGCCTGGCTGCGCGCCGACAACCAGCGCCGCGTGGTGCTGGTGGAGGCCGAAGCCTTCTCAGCCGGCGCCGTGGTCACGCGCTACATGAGCACGCACGGCTTCGTCACCACGCCCAGCGACACCCCCGCCAGCACCGGCTACGACGACATCGTGCTCGACGTGCCGTGGGTGCGCAGCCAACTCGCCGAAGCCTTCCGGGGCCGCAGCCTCATCGGCTACGGCGACATCGACATCGACAACTCCAGCGGCGTGCGTGACGCCTGGCTGACCGATGCGTGGGACGGCCGGCCCGTGCGCCTGTTCCTGGGTGACCCCGCCTGGCCCAAGGCTGACTTCCGCCAGGTCTTCAGCGGCACGCTCGAAGACATCCAGGCCCGCGACAGCGCCACGCTCACCCTGCGCATGCGTGACCGCCAGGCCCTGCTGAACGTGCCGGCCTGCACCACGCTCATCGGCGGCACAGACACCAACAAAGACCGCCGCCGCCCCATCTGCTACGGCGAGTGCAAGAACGTGGCGCCCATGCTGATTGACGCCGCCGCGCGCACCTACGCCGTGCACGATGGCCAGATCCACGCCGTGGATGCCGTGTACGTGAACGGCAGCGCCACGGGCGGCTACACCGCCAACCTCACGCTGGGCACCATCACCCTCACGGGCGCGCTCACCGGCACCATCACCGCTGATGTGCGCGGCAGCAAGACTGGCGGCACCTACGTGACCACCGCCGCCGATGTCATGCAGCGCCTGGTGACCGAGCGCACCGCGCTCACCAGCGGCGACATTGATGCCGCCAGTGTGAGCGCCATGAACACCGCTATCAGCGCCACCGTGGGCCTGTACGTGGACAACGACACCACCACCGTGCTGCAGGCGCTGGACACGCTGCTCACCGGCCTGGGCGGCTTCTACACCATTGACCGCGCCGGCAAGCTCAGCGTCGGCCAGTTCCGCGCCCCCGCCGCCCCGGCCGTGCTGACGCTGGACGCTGACGACGTGGAAGAGAACAGCGTGCAGCTCGTGCGCCGCATCCTGCCAGCCAAGAGCGTGCGGCTGGGCTACGCCCGGTTCTGGAACACCAGCACCAGCGGCGCCGTGACGCTGACCGAAGCCCAGCGCGAGCGCCTGCAGACCGCCTACCTCGTTGCCAAGGCCACCAACACCCTGACGGGCCACCTGCTGGCCATCGACGAAGACCTGCAGCCCACCGCGCTGCTGGACGCCACCGCCACCGCCACCGAAGCCACGCGCCAGGCCACGCTCTACAGCACGCTGCGCTACGTGTACCGCCTGGCCGGCTTCACCGCCGCGCAGCAGGTCAAGCTGGGTGACGTCGTGGCCCTGAACCTCGGGCGCTTCGGCCTCAACAACGGCACCCTGGCCCGCGTGGTGGGCCTGCGCGAAAGCCTCACCGGCGGCCGCATTGAACTTGAGGTCTTCGTCTGATGGCCAACAACCTGCGCGTCATCTCCACCAACGACGTGGACGCCGCCACGCTCACCAGCGGTGACTTCACGGCCAGCCTGCCCGTGGGCAACCTGCAGCTCGAAGGCCGCGCCCGCGTGGCCCGCACCACCAACGCCACCGGCACCAAAACCATCAACGGCAACTTCGCCGGATCCACCTTGTGCAGCGCCCTGGTGCTGTACGGCCACAACCTCACCGGCGCGGCCACCTGGCGCCTGCGCCTGTACGCCGGCGCCAACCAGACCGGCACCGTGGTGTATGACAGCACCACGCTCACGCCGCTCACCTCCATCGGCTGGGGCAGTTTCGCCTGGGGCGTGGCGCCCTGGGGAAATGGCGTGTTCAATGACTGGCAGCAGCCGTTCTACACCTTGTGGTTCACGGGGGTCTTCGCCCTGAGCTTCCGCCTGGAACTGGCCGACCCCCTGAACCCCGCCGGCTACCTGCAGGCCAGCCGCCTCATCATCGGCCGCTACCTCACGCCCGCCTTTAATGCCGAATACGGCCTGGCCCTGGCGTGGGACACCAACAGCGAACAGCGCCGCACCCTGGGCGGCAGCGTGCGCACAGACCGCCGCGCCAGCTTCCGCCGCCTGTCCTTTGACCTGGGCCTGCTGGACATCAGCGAGCGCGCCCTGTGGCTAGACCTGGCCCGCGTCAACGGCCTGCACCGCGAGATTTTCGTGAGCGTCTACCCCGAAGCCGGCGCCGACCTGGAGCGTGACCACAGCATGCTCGGCAAATTCGCCCAGGCCGCGCCCAACACCCTGCCGGTGCCCAACCGGTGGTCCCAGAAATTTGAATTCATCGAGGTTTGAACGGAGCAAGCCATGCCATTTGATTTGTCACCCTACAACGTCACGCTAGGCGGCTTCGACTACCCGGTGAAATACTCGCAACTCCTGACCTACGTGCAGGATGGTCTGAACACCCTGGCGGGGTTCAAGAATCGAATCATCAACGGGAAGATGGATATTGCGCAGCGCGGCACCAGTTTTGCCGCAGTAGCAGACGGCGCCTATACCCTGGACCGCTGGCGCTTCGGCAATACCTCTGCCGCCGTGGTGACTATCTCGCAGCAGGCAGACGTTCCCGCAGATAACGAGTTCCAGAACAGCCTGCGCGTGGCCGTCACCACCGCAGATGCCAGCATCGCCGCCGGCGACACCTGTTTCATCAGCCAGCGCATCGAAGGCTACAACGTGCGCGCCCTGATCGGCCGCACCTTCACCCTGCGCTTCCGCGCGCGCAGCAGCAAGACGGGCGTGCACTGCATCGCCCTGCGCAATTCCGGCCTGAACCGCAGCTACGTGGCCGAATACACCGTCAACGTGGCCAATACCTGGGAGAGCAAGCCCATCACCGTGCCCAGCGGCCTCATCACCGCCGGCACGTGGGACTGGACCAACGGCACCGGCCTGGAAGTGTGCTTCGTCCTGGCCGCAGGCAGCACCTTTGAGACGACTGCAGGGGCCTGGCAGACGGGGAACTTTCTGGATACCGCCAACCAGGTGAACTGCCTGGATTCCAATACCAACATCTTCGCCATCACGGGCGTACAGCTTGAGCCGGGCGCGGTGGATTCGCCGTTTGAGCATCGGCCGTTTGGGGTGGAGTTGGGTTTGACGCAGAGGTATTTCTGCAAAACTTACTCTTTAGGAGATGCGCCAGGCACCGCAACCACCACTGGTAGCATTTACTCGATATCCGTAGGCACTGCCGCTGGCACAACGCCCGGTGGCTGGGAGTTTCCTGTCGAAATGAGAGCCGCTCCA